TTAGAACGTTACTCTCTACAGAGTATCAAGAGAAGGCATCTGTGCTAGGTTATGTACCACTCAGAGGTGACATACTACAGAAGTCAAGGGATGCTGTTGACCGTATTGGTAAATAGTGGTAATATAAAGAAAACTGAGTTTAAATTATGGATAGAGAATTAGGATTTGTAAATGCGATGTTCACTGTTCCTATAGTGCATTATCCTATAGAGAATTGGTCTGAGAATAAAAAGAAGATACTTGATGCTCTACCACCAGAGGATGATTCTCAATTGGAACCAAATGGTAGTGGATTGTATACTGATTTCTTTATCAGTTCAAAGGTTCAAGAGATGCCTAGTTATTTCAATACAGTATTAGATGTGATCAAACCATATCTAAAAAGCTTTATGGATGGTAATCCAGTAGAGTTTGTTGAAATGTGGTACCAAAAATACTATAGTAAGGTGGAGCATAAGACACACTGTCATGGATTTACTGGATGGTCGTCAATTATCTATGTTGAGTTTGATCCAAAGGTGCATGAGTCTACTAGGTTCTTCTCACCATTTAGACAACCTTGGGATTGTGACGTAGAGACCTTCCAACCAAAGGTAAAAGAAGGAGATATGATACTCTTCCCTTCATCTCTATTACATGAAGCACCTCTTACTAGAACCGATACAAGAAGGACTATCATATCATATAATATTAGAGGTTATGTAGATTACGTTAAACATAGGTTATTTTCTCCTGTTGGAACAACAACTATCAACAACGATGGACACACGAATTAAAAAATAACTATATACTATACAACAGAAGAGACCCATCGGGTCTCTTTTTTGTTTGAGGTTACTATGAATGTTTATGTAAATTTAAAACCAAATACCTATGGTGGTGAGTCAGACCTCTTGACATTAGAGGTACCTTCAGGTTATACTGAAGAACTTCTGCGGCATGTTAGACCCATCGCAGAACAAAAAAATATATCCGAAGATAGAATCCTTAAGGATATTATCAAGGAAGCAGTACACGAAATCGAACGGAGGGATTATGAGCGTAAGGGTCGTAAGAACAAGAAACGGTGAAGATGTCATTTGTGACATCCGTGAAATTAGTCAGGAGGGAGATAAAGATAAAAAGATCCTTGGTTATCAGTTAATTCAACCATATAGTGTTTGGATTTCTGAAGGAATAACTGCTGATGATGATGAAGGTAACATTCATAAACTCAGTAATCCTGAAATTACTATGGAACCTTATGTACCTCTTTCAAAGGATCAAAAAATTATCGTTCGTTATGATGAAATTATCAGTGCATATGAAACACATGATGATGTAGTCGAAAAATACAATCAATTAGTTGGAGCAACAAATGGCATCGAATCTGAAAGTCCTGTTGATGACAAACAGGAGTGAGTATCTAATCGGTCAAGTGACTGAGTTGGATGAAGAACCTGCAATCTTAGTTGAAAAATGTTTTAGCATTTCTCCTGAAGGAGTATTGTCACCCTTTCCTGCGTTTGCTTCACAACGTGATTTGTTCTTGACATCTGACTCAGTTTTGACTATAGTGGATGCGTCAGAAGAAATTACCAAGGAGTACAACGCACAGAATGAGTAGGTTCTACACCAACGTTCAACTTGCAGGTAATACAATTCTCTATCGTGGGTACGAGGATGGGCAAAGAGTCCAATCTCGTGCCCATTTTAGTCCTACTTTATTTGTAACTTCAAATAATGAGGAGAAGTATAAAACTCTAGAGGGTGAGAATGTTCGCCCAGTTAAATTTGAATCCTCACGAGAAGCAAGGGAGTTTATTCAACAGTATCAGAATGTTGAAGGGTTTAAAGTTCATGGGTATGAGCGATTTGTATATCAGTTTATTACCCAAGAGTTTCCTGATGAGGTTGATTATAGTATCAATCAGATGAAGATCTATGCAATGGACATTGAGGTTCAATGCGAGAATGGATTCCCTAATGTAGAAGAAGCAGCAGAAGAAATGTTGTCAATCACCATTAAAGACATGGTGACTAAGCAGTATTATTGTTGGGCAACTCGTGAATTTGAAGCACCAGAAGGTGTGGAGACTCATATCTTTTGGAATGAGAAGGAAATGTTAAATCATTTTCTTGGTTGGTGGGTTGAGAATACCCCCGACATTTTAACTGGTTGGAACGTGAATCTATATGACGTACCATACATTGCTAGACGTGTAAACAGAGTTCTTGGTGAGAAATGGATGAAGAGTCTGTCACCATGGAACCGTGCTAATGAGAGAGAAGTCTATGTCCAAGGACGTAAAAATTATGCTTATGATATCTCTGGTGTCAATATCCTTGATTACCTTGATCTATATCGTAAGTTTACATATTCAAATCAAGAGTCTTACCGACTTGACCACATCGCTTTCGTCGAACTTGGTCAGCGAAAAGTTGATCACTCTGAATACGAAAACTTCAAGGACTTCTATACCTCTGACTGGCAGAAGTTCATGGAATATAACATCCAAGACGTTGAACTAATTGACCGTCTTGAAGATAAGATGAAGTTGCTAGAACTAGCAATTACTATGTCTTATGATGCGAAGGTAAACTTTGAGGATGTGTACTCACAGGTTCGCATGTGGGATACCATCATTTATAATTACCTACGTGAAAAGAACATTGTTGTTCCACCTAGAAAAGGATCTAAAAAGGATGAAAAATACGCAGGAGCCTATGTCAAAGAACCGATTCCAGGAAAGTATGATTGGGTGGTCAGTTTTGATCTCAATAGTCTGTATCCTCACCTTATTATGCAATACAATATCTCACCAGAGACCCTCTGGGAGACTAGACATCCCAGTGCGAGCGTTGAGAGGATCTTAAATCAAGAGGTAGAGATTGATCCTGAATTCGCAACATGTGCTAACGGTGCTCAGTATCGTAAGGATGTGTATGGGTTCTTACCAGAAATTATGCAGAAGATTTATGATGAGCGAACGATTTATAAAAAGAAAATGCTCCAAGCGAAGCGGAACTATGAAGTTTCGCCAAGTGCCAAACTACAAAGAGATATTAGTAAATTCAATAACATCCAAATGGCTAGAAAAATACAGCTCAATTCGGCTTATGGTGCCATTGGAAACCAGTACTTTAGATACTACAACTTATCTAATGCTGAGGCGATTACTTACGGTGGGCAATTTAGCATCCGTTGGATTGAAAACAAAATGAATGTGTACCTCAACAGGGTACTGAAAACAAAAGGAGAAGATTATGTTATTGCTAGTGACACTGATAGTATCTACCTCAATATGGGTCCTCTGGTCGAGACTGTATACAAGGGGAGAGAGAAAACTGATCAGAGCGTTGTTGGGTTCCTTAACAAGGTCAGTGAAATGGAACTTGAGCCTTATATTGAAGGTGCTTACAAAGAACTGGCAGAATATGTCAGTGCCTATGACCAGAAGATGATCATGAAACGTGAGAACATTGCATCGAGTGGTATCTGGACAGCAAAGAAAAGATACATGCTCAATGTGTGGGACTCAGAAGGTGTAAGATACAACAAACCAAAACTTAAAATGATGGGGATCGAAGCAGTTAAATCTTCGACACCTGCACCATGTCGTGCTGCCATTAAAGATGCTATTAACATCATGATGGATGGCACAGAAAACGATTTGCAATCCTTTATAAATTCTTTTAAGGATGAATTCGATTCGTTACCTCCTGAGGACATAGCATTTCCGAGGTCAGTTAATGGACTACGCAAATTTAAAGCATCAGGAACCGTGTATACAAAGGGCACCCCTTTACATGTTCGTGGAACTTTGCTTTATAATTTTTATATCGCAAAGAACAAACTTGAATACAAGTACCCACTCGTACAAGAGGGAGAAAAAATAAAATACATTTACCTGAGGAGACCAAACAAAGTTAATAACGAAAACGTGATCTCTTTCCTTAATACATTCCCACGTGAACTGGGAGTGGAAGGGCAGATAGATCGTGATGCCCAATTTAAAAAAGCATTTCTCGACCCTTTACGAATCATCACAAATGTGATAGGATGGGAGACAGAGAAAGTATCTAATTTAGAATTTTTATTCGCATGAGCATGACTTCATCATTTTTAAAAGACATTGTTAAAGAAATTGACAATGACTACGCAGGTCTTCTATCTGAAGGTGGCGTAGGTGACATTGAATCATTTGTTGATACGGGATCATATATTTTTAATGCTCTTGTTAGTGGTTCAATCTATGGAGGTGTACCCTCTAATAAGATTACTGCACTAGCAGGTGAAAGTGGTACAGGTAAAACTTTCTTTTGTCTAGGTATTGTACAGAACTATCTTGCTGAGAACCCAGACGCAGGTGTTGTGTACTTTGAGTCTGAAGCTGCTATCACTAAAGAGATGATAGATGAACGTAACATTGATGGTTCACGTATGATCTTAGTTCCTGTCACTACGGTTCAAGAATTCAGAACTCAAGCGATACAGATACTAGATAAATATCTTGCATTAGACACAAAAGATCGCAAACCAATGATGTTTGTGTTAGACTCATTGGGAATGCTTTCCACATCTAAAGAACTAGCAGATAGTGCCGAGGGTAAAGACACTCGTGACATGACTAGAGCACAAGTTGTGAAAGCAATATTCAGAATTCTTACACTAAAATTAGGAAAAGCTAATGTCCCTCTTATCGTCACAAACCACACATACGATGTCGTCGGAGCATACGTCCCCACAAAAGAAATGGGTGGCGGTTCTGGTCTCAAATATGCTGCTTCCACTATCATCTATCTTTCAAAAAAGAAAGAGAAAGACGGTAAAGATGTCATCGGAAATATTGTCAAAGCTAAGGCAGCAAAGTCTCGTCTGACAGTAGAAAATTCAATAGTAGAAACTCGTTTGTATTTTGATGCACGTGGTCTTGACAAGTATTATGGTTTATTAGAATTAGGAGAAAAGTATGGAGTCTTTGAGCGTAAAGGAAATCGGATCGTTGTTGGTAATAGCAGTGTATATCCTTCTGCAATACTTAAGGATCCAGAGAAATATTTCACAGGAGAAATAATGGAGAAACTTGACTGGGCAGCAAGTCAAGAGTACAAGTATGGAACGGAGAAAGTATAATGTTTGCAGGAATGAAACCTCCCTCTCTCAACATAGAAGATTATAAAGATACTAAACAAGGATCAGATATTAAAGTACTGTTTCCTTCTCTAGTATTTCAAGCAAAAGCACCAGGTTTTGCACCACTTCAAGATGAAATTATTGGGTACTGTTATGGTGAACGTGGTAGAGATCCACAAGGTACATCAGCAACTAATGTAAATGGTTGGCAGTCTCAAAATAATTATCACACAAAGCAATCAACCATACTAACTGTACTATCCAGAGGTCTAGCTACCATTGGTGGATTTAGAGAAGGATTTGGTTTGAAAATGACAGGTCTATGGATCAATATTAATCCACCAGGTTCACTTAACAATGGACATAATCATCCTAACTGTGATCTTGCAGGTGTTATGTGGATTAAAAGTCAACCTGAGTGTGGTAAGATAGAATTTGAAAATCCAAATTACTATAGTCATCCTAACATAGCAGGTTATTCTGATGATCTAATAGAAAATACAGACATATTTCCTGCATATGATTTTGCACCTCACGATGGTGAGATATTATTATTTCCATCTTACTTACGTCATGGTGTACACGTTAACAATTCAAAAGAAGACAGGATATCTGTCGCATTTAACTGTGTTTTGGTGAAGGCATGAGAGACGATTTATTTGCAATCCCCGTTAGAAAATATAACGTAGATAATAATCAAGATTTTACTGATTTTTGTATGGGTATATGGAAGGAGAATAGGTTCTCTGCTGTCTCTCCTTTTTTATATGGTATACAGCAATTTGACCCTTCTTTAACTCAGATATATACCGATATAATAGAGCAATTTCTCACTGATATTGGGTGTTATGACACTCATGAAGTCACTATGGATGCTATCATCCTTAAGGTGTTAGAGAAGGGAGAAAGTACAGACAGATTTGATACTCTACCAAGTCACTATACTATGATACATTACGTTGATGTGGTGGATGGTTCAGCATCCGATACACTTCATCATCCTGCAAGAGCAATGCTTCAAGCATTCAAACCAGCAATCATTGATGAATGGCAAGATGCAGCAGGCTTGTATATCAACCAAGGAGATGCTATAATATACCCATCATACATGGAGCATAGTTCTCCTGTACAAACTGAAAATAGAATTACTTTAACAGTTCCATTAATTTTAAAGCTAAATGAACAAGGTAGAGAATCTAATACTTAAGAACCTCCTTCTAGATGAAGTTTTTGTGAGGAAGTCTTTGCCTTTTATCAGGGCAGAATACTTCAATGACCCTCTAGAGAGGAATTTATTTGAAGTTATTAATAAATATTTTACGCAGTACAATGCGATACCTACTAAGGAAGCACTGGAAATTGAAGTTGGTCAATTAGATACAATATCTGATGAACAGCATAAGAATATTGTACATATAATTAAAGAGATAGACGAGGAAAAGTCTGAACCTGAGTGGATCGTAGACGTTACAGAGAAGTGGTGTCAAGATAGAGCATTGTATATTGCATTGATGTCATCAATTAAAATTGCAGAAGGCAATGATGAACAGAGAGCAGCTGGTTCTATACCAAGTATATTATCAGATGCATTAGCAGTATCATTTGACAATCATATAGGTCACGATTACCTTGAGGACTACGAAGAAAGATACGAGTTCTACCACAGAACTGAAGACAAGATACCTTTTGATTTGGAATTCTTCAACAAGATTACAAAAGGTGGGTTACCTAATAAAACTCTCAACATTGCTCTCGCAGGCACTGGTGTTGGTAAGTCTCTCTTCATGTGTCATGTTGCTAGTTCTGCTCTACTCCAAGGTAAGAACGTTTTGTACATCACTCTTGAGATGGCAGAAGAAAAGATTGCCGAAAGAATAGATAGTAACCTTTTAAATTGTGATATACAAAACTTAAATCAGTTACCTAAGATGATGTATGATAATAAGGTGACAAGTATTGCTAAGAAAACTGAAGGTAAGTTAATAGTTAAGGAATATCCTACTGCATCAGCACACTGTGGTCACTTCAAGTCATTACTCAATGAGTTAGCCTTGAAAAAATCATTCAAACCTGATATAATATTCATAGACTATCTCAATATATGTGCTTCGTCACGTTTTAAAGGCAATGCAGGCAATGTCAACTCTTACTCATACATCAAGGCGATTGCGGAGGAGCTTCGTGGTCTTGCTGTGGAAGCAAATTTACCGATTGTTAGTGCTACTCAGACTACTCGTTCTGGGTTTGCTTCTAGCGATATTGACCTTACCGACACATCTGAATCTTTCGGACTTCCTGCTACTGCTGACCTTATGTTCGCTCTCATTTCTAGCGAGGAACTCGAAGGACTTGGACAGATAATGGTTAAGCAGTTGAAGAATAGGTACAATGATCCTACTGTAAACAAACGTTTCGTGATTGGTATTGACAGAGCAAAGATGAGGTTGTATGATGTTGAACAAAGTGCTCAACAAAACTTGTCTGATTCAGGACAAGATGACATGGAGAAAGTCGAAGAAAATTTATCTAAGAAATTTGCCAGTCTTAAAGTATAATACATAGATTTGAGAAAGAATTTACTATGACAATAGATTTTGATAAGTACAGTCATTTCGTGGATACTGTCACAAGCGATAGTTCTAAAGATTTTGTCTATCTTGCTGATCGTTTGGTTGAACTTGACCAAAAGGGTGCCAATATTGAACGTCTTACCACTGCTGGCGTTGGCCTTGCTGCTGAGTCTGGAGAGTTTTTGGAAATTGTTAAAAAGATGGTCTTCCAAGGGAAGCCATGGAACGATGATAATCGAAAGCATCTCATTATTGAGTTGGGTGATGTTATGTGGTATGTGGCACAAGCTTGTATGGCTCTGGACATCAGTTTCGATGAGGTAATTGAAGGAAATATTAAAAAATTAGAGAAGAGATATCCTGGCGGTAAGTTTGATATCAACTACTCGGAAGTACGTGCAGAAGACGACCTCTAAATTTCATCAGGCATTTCCATTACTCATATATGAGAAGAAACTTACTGGTTTCTTGAACATATTATACAAAGGATTTGATGATGGTAAGTTTGACAACAGCACTGGTAAAATAACAGGTGAGTTGAACGGTAAAGTTCTAGTCCATCAAGATAAGAGACTGGAGCAATTTTTTAGAGCCGTGAAAAAATGTGCCATAGAGTACATGGATCAGTTTGCAATAGATAAATCCACTTTTGATGTCAATTTTGTCAAGACTTGGTTTACTATATGTGATCCTGGTCAACACTTTCCATGTCACTACCACTCATGTGCACATATATCATGGGTGTATTATATACAGACACCTGGTGACCCCTTAATACTACATAAAAAGAACCCTAATGAATGGTTTGGAGATGCGTTTAAACTTATTAAAGAAAATAGATTTAACAACGGTGATGGATATGCAATCACCCCTCAACCTGAGCATCTTATTATGTTTCCTGGTTCTCTTGAACACTATACTACTCCTCAACCCAGAGAACATAGAAGAATTAGTCTCGCTGGTGACATCCTTTTAACCCTCAAGCATAGAACTGACACAGAATCTGGATTACTCCCTCCTAAATATTGGAAAAGCTTCTAGTAAGGATGGCATACCAGAACATTGATAGAAAAGATTTAATAAGAGCAATCAAATCCCGTTCCATTAAAGAAGAGATGGAGGGGGTCATGGATGTTGCGGGTCAAGATGCTATATGGAGACATGATCCTAACATAAAATATGGTAAATGGGATGGTAAAACATCATTTGGTGTCAAACCAGACCAACCTTGGATCTCACTCAAGACCAGTGAGAGTGCTGTAAGAAGATTGATCACACGATATAAGAATAGTTACATAGCATCAAAAAATGATCCAATTATTACAGGTTCTAAACCACTTATTGCACTGTTTATTGGCACTCAGAAAATAAAATTTCAAGCAACAGGTAAACTAACTGACTCTAGTGGTAAGAGTGTTAGTGAAGCAACCATGACAGAGATGCAAGAACTTGGTTCTGCCTTTGTTTTTAGGAGAGCAATACAAGATAACGCAACGTGGAAGAATGCAGCTGCATTGAAGGCAGATGATGTTACCATGAATGGTATTAAAGATATATGGAAGAGAGTTGGTAAGGTAACTGAGGTAGATGACACTTGGTTAGAGAACTTTTTTAAGCAACAGAAAACATTGCTTGATAAGATAGGTAAACCTGCGTTCACAGAGTTCAATCGTAACGGTGGGTTCATGGAATTTATCACTAAAATAGTCAAAGATAATTTTAATATCAGTGCTAAGGACAACTGGAACCCTGCTGACATCTGGTTGATACAAAATGAGGCTACGTGGACAAAAAGGATAGATACTGCGGTAAATTCTGGTGAAAAAGGACGTTCAAAAGCAAAGTCAATTACCGAATTAAATGCTATAATGAGAGTGTTGTTTGCAAACAAACAAGTGTTTGGTATTTCTCTCAAAAAGGTAGCTGCAGGAAAGGATGCACGAATAGAATTTGTGAATGATAAGAGTGAGTTCTTTGCCAACTTAGCTAAGTTACGTTTTTCATACATTGCTGCTGACTGTAAGATGGGTAAGAAGAAAGATAAAGAAGGAGCAATAACTTTATCTACTCAGGACACAAGAGTATATGTAAAGGATGGTGGCAACACATATAATTTCCAGATCAAAGGTAACAATAGTACTGGGATGTCTAATTTAAAATACGAACCTACTTCATCTGGTGCTACTGCTGCAAGATTAGGTAAAGCAACTGTTGAATTGGTAGAACAATTACTAAAAGATTATAAGTTAAACTTTACAAAAGATAATGCATCATATCCTCAGACTGCAAAACAGTTTATGGATGATAGTACTGATTGGAAAGGTCTCATCGACATTCTGAAGAAAAATAGGGTACAAATAGATGCCAAGACTGCAGACGAAGCATACGATAACCTAGCATTTGTATTTGGTACA